GTCCATAACTGCTGTTAGTAAATCTAGTGCCGTGGCTTGCTTTTTCTCTGCGGAGATCGCAAAAAGCTTCATACCTCCAATGTCGAAATCGAAAGTACTAGCTTCGCACAATCCAAGAGAAAGACACAGGCTGATGACATACGAGATCTTTGAGAAACCTTCATTTTTGACAACAAGTTGCCAGTTCGTTTTGATGGTCTTCATCGCATTCAACCAAGCCGGCGTCTCATCCTGAAATGCAGCGGTTGCGGTCTGGGGCTCGAAAGTTCCACCCAACACAGTAGTGAGGTTCTCCATCAATGTGGAGATCAAACTCTTTTCACTGCAATGCGTCTTAAAGTACGAGAAACATGCTGCGATAAAACTGGTCGTGGTGGTACAATCTTTGATCGTAAAGAAAAAGAATAGCAAATCCTCAATCCGCGAGTACAACTTATCATGGATTTGGGCTTGCGCCACCTCACTCAAGGTACTACGGACTGCATCCAAAGCAACGCTGATCTGGTCTTTGCTGCCTAGGGTGCGATTGTCATCATCTTCGCAATGCGCAGGTGCAACACTACATGCATCCAGATGGCCGAAGCTACTGGCTACACGTTGGCATAACACTTCTTTGGGCACTGATCCAAGAGCATCACCCGTTTGAGGGGCAAATACTTTGGTAGATTTCAATCGAGGACAAGGGGGGGGGGTCGGGATTTTACGGGTGGAGGTGAAATTCTTCCTATCACGAGGAGCCTTCCTATTTCGCCGAAATTTCTGGCGATTGGCTTCCTTCAAGGTGATCTCACCTGATTGGGGGGTGTGTAAGAGCGTGTGTCCAACATGACGCTCAAACAAGAAACAATAACACAAGTAAGTCCATCTCGCATAAACAGCAAGACAACTCAGCACTGTGTACTGTAAATCAACATTCCTCCATAATCCACATTCAGTGGGGGTGTGAGCCTTTGGCATACTCACATTACCAAAAGTACGATATCCCGTATCGACTAGCCATAAAGTAAACTTCATAGTACTTTTGATGAAAAGTGGGCAGTCTCCTGCACCACTGTCAAAACGAATCCACTGATCCGTGAGTTTCCACTAGAGCCGCTTTTACGTCTTACAGTCCCGTAAAGGACTAAGGTTTTTGAATACCCCAAACATAGCGTTTCAATTAGCTAAAGTTTTCATTCACGTTCAATACTCATTCCATATTCCGGTAGCAAGGTGGTAGTCCTCAGGTGCCAACCCTCGTACTCACCAATTCTGCGTGTCCGCCGGGGAACGGACCAAAGAAGCAATGTTTTAACTGGTATTACCCTCGTGCCCATGCTAGTAGGGCCATTACTCCACCGATTACTCCATCAAAACTTCATTAAGCAGTGACATAAATCAGATGAATAAGTCATCAAGTGATGCAGGTCAGAATTATCAATTCATGACCGATTTCCAGCTGGGTCCAGCTTAACGGTGCACATAAAGTGCAAACAATTCAAACAATCCACGGGGCAAGTGGATCTAATTGTTACCTTCAAATAGATTGCCCAATGTATCACACATAGTGACACGATAGAATCA